TAGTTTCAGTAGTCATAATTATACCTCGGTCTTAGGTCATGTGTCAAGTTGCAGGAGACGGTGTACGTCCTTAAGGGCCTTACGATACCCCGCAGAGAATGCCCGCTCCCGCTCAGAGGCATCCGTACTGTAGTCTGGTTCAGTGGACGTTTGGAACTTAACATCCAGGATCTGGTTAATTCTCTTAAGAATCCCCTCACCCTGGATGGCATCCTTCACTACGTCCTGCTTGGTAGCCGAGCCCCACGGCCCACTCAACCACTCCATAGCCAGCCCTTTAGGGGGCCGGCCTGAGTCAATCTTCTCGGTTAGAGCTGTGGCTTTCTTCTTGGTCAAGTCACTGGCTCCTCAGCTTGCTCCTGTTCTGCGCTATCCACCGCTGCGATCTGGGCTCCTGCCTGTGCGTTGTCCTGTACGGACGACTGGGCAGACTGGGCCAGCTGTTGCAGCTTAGCACCTTCGATGATGCGGATACCTGGGCGGATGGTACCCTCCGGGAAGCTCAGTAGCTCACCGATCAGGGTGGCGATCTGTAGACCAGACACGTTGGCATTGATAGCCTGATCCGCGTAGGCCGGGCTGGACAGGAAGGCGTTGATGTTCTGGATCTGGGAGGCGACCTCAGCGAAGTGGCGGGATCCCATGGGGATCAGCTTACCGTTCGCCTTGATATCCTCAGCCGTGATCGACTGGAACTCAACCACCCCTACGTCGGTGTCCTGGACGGCGATCTGTTCTGTGACGTCCAGATTACGCCGAGCGGCCTCGAGCATGTCGTTAAGGAGGGGCTCGACAAAGGTGGCTTCGAAGTGGTAGATCTTATTCTGGAAGATACGACCAGCCGCATTCTCCAGGGCCTGAACTTCATAGGCTGTCTTCTCTCCAGGAGTACGGATACCCATGGCCTGCTTCGGGGCTCCGGCCATTTCCTCCATCATACCCAGGAGGTGGTCGATCTCGAAGTTGGCAGACAGGGCAGCTGCGTCAGGCTTGAGGATGGTGACCTCGGAATCTTTGTCGCCAAAGATACGGGCACCAGGACCCCACTCCCAGTCCTCCACCGAACCGCGGCAGTATACCACAGGGTGGGCAATCTGGTCGAACACGTCAGCCTTCAGGTTCTCGAGATGGTCCAAGCGGTACTGCATACCAACCAGGTTGTCGAGAGGGCCCATGGCCATCAGGGACTCTGGGCGAGGACGCCAGCCCACGTGCTTCTTGTTGGAGCGGCCGAGCCAGCTCTCATACGGCTTGTTCCACACGATCTCACGACGGTCGACCACGATCACCTTGTGGTTCGGGTAGAGCACGCCGCTCTCAGGATCGTAGGCATCGCCTTCGAACTCGAGTATCTCAACCATGGAGTTCTTGTAGTAGTTAACGATGTTGCCCAGGCCATCCAGCCCGTAGCTGTCGTACTTCTTAATGTCAGGGGAGCCGGAGGCGAAGTAAGACTTGCGCATCTTATCGGCAGACTCGTAGGCCAGCTTGGCCCACTCCTCTCCATTCTCAGCCATCTTCTTCAGATCGCCCAATCCATAGATACGACGAGTCACCTTAGCAGCCTCTTCAAATGTTGGCGCAGAGACGTCGAATACAATATCAAATGGACTGAGGCGCTGAAGACGAGGGCCGACATAAACCTTAGTCTTGATGCCATCCGGGGTTGTGTGGTACTGGCGCTCGTGGCGGATCTCCGCGAACGCATTGCCGAAGTCGATGTAGTCGTAGACCAGCTTGGAGACTTCAGCCTTGAAGTCAGATGCACGCAGCTTCGACTTCATGTAGGCCTTGATGGCACGAGCCTTGGTCTTGGTGGCCGAGGACTGGTCACCAGCGATCCAGTCGAACCACTCTTCGCGGGAGAACATAGCCGCCATGTAGTTGGCGTGCAGGTTGTCCCGGATCTGGCACAGCTTAGGCATCGTAGTCTTGTTCTTCCAGGGCAGGGCCTTGTTAGAAGTAGTCGTGGTGTCACGTGCGAACACGTACTCCCGGATCTCCTTCTTCTCTTCCTCCCACTTTCCACGTGCGGTCTTCCACGTCACATAGCTTTGGGAGATGTGTGTGGCCAGTGCCTGGGGCACCATGAAATCGCAGTAGTCGACTGACTTGGGCATTATCCTACTCCACCGAATCGGCTGTTATATGTGATTGCCGGCTTTGACCGCTCCAGGCGAGAGATCTGCCTGGAAGGTGCCGTGGCCATCTGCATCGCAGTAGCCAGGGCATCCTTTGCGTCATCGTGTTTCGGCTTCGCTTGTTTGAGTTCGTTCTCTAGCTCGTCTATCGAACTTCCTTGAAAGTGCCATACGCTTTGCCCTTCGTACCGAGGGCGAAGAATAGCATCTATGCGCTCTTCCTTGGAGCCCATTGTCCTCGTCGGAGTAAACGCCTCGACTGAGAGAAGGGCTCCCGCATCCCGGATGTACGTCCGCTTTAGTTCTTCCACGATGATTGCCTGGGCCGCTGTAGTCTCGCACCTGATCCTCCGAAACTTCCACTTGTCGTGGGCTTTCAGGATAGCGTCCGCATACTCTGGGACGCGATTAGTCTTGAACCTGATGATATCCAGAACGTAGTAGTTACCCGTTCCATCTGTACCCACTACCGCTATACACGAGTAGTCAGCCGTGGACTTAAGGGAATAAGCGAAGTCCATGGCAGCCACGATGTTCAATCGTGTGTCCTTATAATACCACGTCTCTCCTCGTTTGGCTAGGGAGCGACGGTCGTAGTACTGGAACAAGGTAGAGGCGATTGCCTCGTTGCCTGGGTCGTTCGGGTTGTTGTAGTACTGGGCGTAGAACTGAGCGCGGTCCAGGTACTGGGCCCGCTTACGAGCCAGAATCTCTGGGCTGAAGCCGAACCACTTTCCATCCTTGCGCTGCTGGCGGGGCCACAGGAACTCACCCGTACCAGACCCACCATCCTCAACCTCACGCTGGAATACCTCGTACACGGACCGTGCTTCAGACAGGTCCCCGTGGACGTCGTAGGTATCCTCGGTCATCTCAGTCAGGTCTGCGTACAGATCTGCGGGATGGTAGCGTGTGCCAACCACAAGCTCCTTAGCGTCGGTGGTTTCGATAGAGGCAAGCAGAGAGTACTGTGTCTTGACGGCTTCTCGTCCGTCCTTTGTGTATGCATTCTCCTGTACCACGACGTCGTCGAGTACGGCGAGGTTACAGTGTAGCCCAGTGATGCTAGTCGTAAGACCCGCGCTGAACACCGTGGGGTCACGTACACCTTCCGCTTTCCGCTTCGGGTGGTCCACACTAAACTCACTGGTAGTCCAGCGCTCTCGGTCACCTTCTGTGAGGGCAACCATGTCTGGCCAATAACGTCGGTATACCTTGGATGTGAGAATGTCCTTGATGAACTTGAGCTGCTTCTCGGCAAGGTTGGTAGTAGAGGAAACATAGAGCACCGTGATGGCAGGGTTACGCGTGATCTCCCACGCAACGTAGTACGCGGCCATGGCAGACTTCTGATGGTCACGCGGCATGAGGAGCATCTTGTGTGTCTTGCGCGAAGCGTCCGCTACCCAGCGGAGGAGCTCCTCGTGTACACGCCCAAGCACACGGTGCGGGGCTACCAGCCTAACGAAGGCGAGCAGGTCTGACTCAGCAGCTTCTTTGATCTGGTCTTGTGTCGACATTATGAGATCACCGTCAGTGTTACAGGATCTGATTCACCACCAGCAGGCCAACGGGTAAATAGAGTTATATCCTTTGCCCCACCCACGGCTGTGACTGATGCGGGTATAGTGGCTATCAACTGCTCACGACTAATGAATGTGGTAGCTACATCTACACCATCCACACGCGCCAGCGTGCCGTCGATGAACTTGAAACCGTTTATGGTTAGAGCTAGTGCACCAGAACCGGCCGGTGTTTGGCTTGGCACAATGTAGTCTATGATAGGTACAGGGTTACCCTGTACGTGCTTCAGCTCAAACTGTAGACGGTACAATTCATTCATCCCCATCCTATTCAAGCGCCACGCAGCTTCTGTTTCAGGAAGCTCACCCAGATCGTACTCAACCAAGAACCTATCACGAAGTTGACGGTAGTACAGGTGTGTGCCGCGTATGTACGCAATGATAGTATCACGTAGAGAGTTCTGTCCCTCACGTGGGTCATCCATATCAACACGAGCAGAGTAACTACCGAAGGCCAGTGTTACAGTTTCAAATCCAGGTAACGTAGGATTGAACCAGCGGTAGTAGCTATATCCTGCTCTGTCACCCCACGACAACACAGGCTGCATGTTGGTATCAAAGCCCGCAGCAAAGTCCACTAGCGGGGTATCCACACTAGCACCGGGTATGGTATACCAGTTAGCATTAGTCAGAACACCGTCCTTCTCAATGTTAACTATACCAGTGTCTGGTACAACTTCAAAGCGCCAAGTGGCAATGTCAAGGCCTGCTGTGGAATCGTTCAGTGCTGCACCACCAAGCGACCAGTCCTCGGTCACGAGTTTTTGGTTATCGCGTGGTGGTACGAACGCGGCTGGGTGCGGTTCGGGGGACAGTAGGCCATCGACTGGGAGTGCCATATTAGATTCGCGTGCAGCTGCCAGAGAAGTTCATAGTCAGAATGCGTTGCACCGAGCCAGCAAACTTATCAATCTTCGGAGTAAAGATAGCCGCGGCCCGGTTAGATGCAATGGCTGTGATACCGTTGGCGTGGTTTGCTACTGTAAGGCCATATACAGCCTGTGATGTACGCGTCCACGTAATGTTATCTGAGGTTGATATTGCAGATGCTGTTGCAGTTACCTGGTCCAGATATGTTCCGCCAGTGGCAGGTGACG